AGTATGGGCTTGGAGCAATGATACAGGGGGAAGAAGAGGCGATGCAAAGCCCGTGATAAGCTCTTTTCAAAAACAAACCCATCATCATTGGACAACACCTGTCCGTTCACTATGGACTTGGAAGTGAAGAGTTTGAGGAATGGTGTACAGTTGAGCTTAACAATCCTGAAGTTACACATAGTACAACTATGCAATCTTGATCTTTATTAGCTCAGACCTAAGTTTCTATGCTTTTGGCGGTTTGTACGTTTTATCACCCACAATTCGCCCTAATAAACTGACTCTTATCAGGGCTAGGATCAACAATATTGCTATTAACCCAAGACTTACACGTTTCGGCTTTGGCTTCTTCGGGAGTTTGAGAGTGAGTATCGTATTTTAAGTTTTGACCATTAGAAATATTTTTCCATTCTACTTGCTGATTTTGGTTAGCTTGTCTCTTTAGGTTCTCGGCTTCTAACTGCTGGGCTTTGTAGTAATTTTCCCAAGCATCGCGTGAGTTTTCTATATTCACGCGCTCTTGTACTTGTTGATTTTCGATGGTGCGTCTATTCATGTCACGGTAGAACTGTTCGTTTTCAATTTTGTTTTTCTGCTCAAGGCTTTGTTGTTCCAACCGATCTTTTTCTAGGGCAACGCCTAATTCATGTTGAGCATAAACACTTGCTCCCCACCACCAGATAATATTGCCAACGACAATGGCGGCAACAAGAACGCCAAAGACAGCCCAAGGTGACCATGTGTTATTTAGGCTTTTTTTGTGATGGCTGCTTTCGATAGGGCGCATGATAATAATTTCATGCTTTGTGTCCGTAGGCTCTATACGCTCTAAATCGTTACTCATTCCTTAAGTCCTATATTTTGAATTGTAGATTACTTAATCTGATTCATATCATGTTGAAACTGTTCTACTAACTTTTGAGCTTCTTCGTTTCTTTCTTTTTGCAGAGCTTCGTATTTTTCTTGTTCTTTCTGCGCCTCACGTCCAAATTCTTCTACAGCTGCTTTTGCTTCAGCAAGTTCTTTTTGTTTTTCGGCGGCTCTTTGTTGTTCCATAATCAATGCTTGTTTTTTGAGTAAGGTTTCATCGTGAGACGACAAAAGAAAGTTGCCTGTAACGATAGCAAAAACAATGATTAAGAATAATTTAATACCAGATAATTGAGCGTTTTGTTGGCTCATTTGACTACTTCCTTGTTTATAAATAAATCCGCTTTGCCCCACGCTTGGAGCATACGGCTTGTCAGTCGTGAGTTCCCGATCTTGGATGATTGGCTAGCTCTTCATACTCAGGGCTTACCTGTCCAGCGTCAGGGATGATTTGTCCAGTTACAAGCCAATAACTATATTGTGGGAACACTTTCACCACGGCCTCAATCTCCGCATCTGATAGCCGAGCTTTGCCGCTTTTGATGTTTTGCCATCTGTATCTGTCAATTCCCGTTTCCCGTTCAAACCATGCAGTTGTGCGTTCGCCGTGGAAAAGAGACAACAATCTATTTTTTATCATGTGAAAAACCATACTCATTACTATTTACTCAGTATATGAATTGCTGCTATATTACTTGTAACTTAGTAAATAGTAATGAGTTAAAAATAACGATTACTGTTTGGACTCGCTGTTTTTCAATTATAGGGCAATTTTATGGAACAGTCTGCAATAGTGGGGTTTTCGGCAAACTTTACTCCTCAAGAAGTCCACGATTTTAGAGATTCTCCTTTTTGCTCGCTCGAGGTCTTTTCTCGCATGGTTGATGTTTCCTCTGACGTAGTACGCGGCTGGGTCGAAACCAACACCATACCAACCGCCAAAGTAGGCCGCCGTCGTGTCGTTAATTTGCATCGCTTAAGACTAGACCTTGAATCAGGCAAAACGATTTTTTGCCAATCTGACTACGAGATCTAATGTCATGGGCAAAATGAAAGAGACAACACCTTATCAATTAAACGCCAAAAAGCTCGCCTTAGATAAGCAAGCTCCGTTGTTTGCCACGCAAAACTCGCCTCTTTTAGCAGAACGCGACAAGGAGGATGAGGAGGGCACGACGAAGACGACGCGGAGCGCACGCGCCAAAAAGCCACGATTGCCCCACCAAAAACACGATGGAGATACTTCCTTCCCCCCCATTAATAACATGGGGGTAACTGGTGATAGTGGCCTTGAGAAAGCGCGGGATTTAGCGAAGTTTGAGCAAGTCGAACTGGTGATGTCAGACGGTGAAGTCAAAATGTTGCCTTTACGCATACCAGCAATCGGTGAATGTGCGGTAATTGACTGGGTAAACGTCACTTTTCACGAAGATACCTTGTGTAAAACAGCCAATACTCAATTTATCGCCGATTATGATTTTATCCTTGAAGCCTCACGCCTTATGGAAAAAATTCTAGGCTTCGGTATTACGGGCGATAACCAGAAAATCATGAACTTCTATAAGAACTCATGGATTCTCGGCGATAAATTTGGCTATTTATGCTTTGGCGGTCAACGCAACACCATGATGTTAGTTTTGAATGGTACAGGTTGCCTTCATGCTGCCGCAGGTTGGGAACGTCGCCTTAATATCTTTTTAACGACGGTTGCAGTTCGTCCCACAATTACCCGTTGTGACCTTGCACATGATGATTTTGAAGGAAATTTTATCAATGTTGACTGGGCGGAAACTCAATGGGTAGAGGGCAATATGTCGTGTGGTGCTCGCGCTCCCAACATCGAGCGGCGTGGTAATTGGCATCGACCCAATGGCAAAGGACGCACGTTATACATCGGTTGTCGTGAATCGGGAAAATTTGCCCGATTTTATGAAAAAGGCAAAAAAGAAGGCGACAAAGAAAGTCCTTGGTGTCGTGCTGAGGCCGAGCTTAAGTCATCGGATCGTGTTATTCCCTTTGATGTCTTGTTAACGCCTAGTGATTATTTTCTAGGGGTTTATCCGTGTCTTGCATTTCTCAAAACAGAACTCACCACACCTCAACGAATTAAAATCAAAGAAAAAACAGCCGTTATTGCCTATCACCGCTCAATAGAAATCGTTAAGAATCAAGCAGGTAAGTACATAACTTTCTTACGCCGATTCTTTCAAAACGACGATTTGCTATTGGCGAAGATTAGCCATGCAGACCCTCACGTTATCCCTAAACGTCTTGAGAATCCACTCAAGTCGCTAGAAACCTGCACCACCTTTTTACACGATTTTGATTACTTAAAATTGAGTCCAGAACTCGTATTTGCAAAACCCTTTTTTGGCGTTGACTGGGTCATAGCCAAAGGACAACCAACACTGAAAGGCGAACAGTGGGCATTGGTTTAATCCAGCCATTTTTAACGAGGAAATAACATGAAATTTAACACACAAATTAAAGTGCTAGGTATGAAGGCCAACAAAGGCACGATGGACAACGGTGCAGCGTATGACAGCACTCGGGTCTATGTGGAAACACCTTTAGATGAAGCTCGCGGCAATGCCAAAGGTTTTGCGGTGGCCGATTATGTTTATAACTTGTCGAACGAGTTTGAACGATTCAAGGCGTTGGCTTTTCCATTTATGGCTAACGCTACGTTTGAACAAGTCACAACGGGCAAGATGCAAAAAATCCAATTAGTGGATTTACAAGCCATTGCTCCAGTGAAGGGAGCGTAATCATGCTAGTTCGGGTCGTTGTTTTACAGGATGTCGAAAATCATAAGTTTCTGTATCCAACACCCGACGGTGATGTTGGTTACACGGCTTTATTGTCTAAAGCTGGCATGTTTGAAACTGAAGAAGAAGCCATTGAAACCGCCGATTTTGTCGGCTGTGAAAATTACGCAATGACGACTTTTTACACAGATTTAGAAACAAAGCTTAGTCGGAGACAGTAATGCATTACACGTCAAATGATAGAGGGTTTTGATTATGTGGCCAACATTACCGCCAGTGATAACTCATTGGACAATTACGAAGCCTTCTAAATGACTATTTATTACCGCTGTGAGGGTGTCGTTTCCGTTGTAGGCAACGGCAACAATCAGGGGTCGAAGTGTTCTACTGGATGGACTCAAGTGGACGATCCTGTCTATACGACCATCACTGTCGAACAGGGGGAGCAACTCTTTGTTGCTTTCGCTGGTTTGTTCGTGACTATCGCCGTTTTTCGTGCGCTGGCGCGTATTTTTTAACTTTTGGAGTTTGCAATTATGCAAAATAATCAAGTTGTTGTTTCTAATGCCAAAACTGGTTTTCGTTCTACTTTAGTTCAAGCTGTTGCTTTGGTTTCCGCCGTTGCTGCTACTGGTGCTAATGCTGCGATTGATGTCGCACCATTAATTACTACTGTTGGTGAAGGCGTTATTGCTGCTGCCGCTATTGGCATCGCGTTTTTAGGTTTTAAAGGCGGTATTGCTGTATTTAAGTCTCTGCGTTCGGCGACTTAATACAACAAAAAAGGGGGGTGTAATGGCTTTATTTTTTAGGGTTTTTGCATCCCTTTTTTTATGTTTTTTTTCTTTTTCTTTTTCTTTTTCTGTTTTTGCTGCTGGTGCTGGCTCTGGCGATACTACGACAAAATGGTATAAAGGTTCTCGTGCGGGTGTGATGATCTGCGACACTGATTTATCAAAAGCTTGCATAGCCCGATATGGTGGTAGTCCCAATGAAATATCGGTTTCTTGTGATGCAACTCATTATAATAATATATATCGCAATGCCGCAGGCGGCGAGACCATTGTCAGTGGTTATCACGACATTGCTACAAATACTAAAACTTGTACCGCTCCGCTAGTTTTTGCACTTAATAAAACATCTTGTACAGGCTCTTGTATTGCTCCACCCCCTGATCGGTGCGCTGACAAAAAAGATCAAATAAAATCGTTTGCTGTTCAATGCGGTACTTTTAATTGCCCTGCTGGCTCTAAAACTGTTCTTGATGGCTCTATTGTTTGCGATAAAGCCCCCGGCTATTTCACTCCGTCAACCCCTCCTTCATCTGCCACTTTTGATGGTTGCGCCCTTCAAGCGCAAGCTGTTCCTGAGTTCAATATGGGCGATGCTGTTGGACTCAATGCCGAAGTTGGGGGACAAACTCAAGCGGGATTCTGTGGCGTTGAATATAAATATACGGGTGCATCGGGTACGGGTGCTGATACTCCGACATCTACAAATGGAACGGGTTTTAATGTGAGTTATTTGCCCGCAGGGGCTAACGGCGAGTGTCCCGCTAATTATAAAGCCGGAACTCTGAATGGTCGTAATATCTGCGCCCCTGATTCGGGGTCTAATACAGACCCTAACACGAATCCTAACACTAATCCGAATGGTGACCCAAACGGTAACCCGACAGATCCCAATACAGACCCTAATGCTGGTGGTGATGCTTGTTCTAACAATGCACCTAAAGTTAATGGGGTTTGTCCTGCTGCTGGCGGCGGCGGTGGTGTTGGTACTGCTTCTACATCTGCTACCTGTGTTCATGCTCCAGCGTGTAACGGTGATCCACTTGTTTGTGCTTCAATCGTTCAACAGTGGATTTCTACTTGTGAACAAACGAGAGCATTAACGACTATTACAGACGCTGAAAAAACAGCTTCTCAGGCTGCAATATCTGCTGCTAATTTGTCTTATTCTTCTGCTAAATCTGCTTCTAGTTCTTCGGCTTCGGGCATTTTGAGTGGTTTCACTAATTCTGTTGATTCAGGCTCAAAGGGTGGCACTTGCATACCCGATGTGACTATCGGAGTCATGGGAAAGACTATGGTTATTCCGTTCTCTGTAGCGTGTTCTTTTTTTAGATTTTTACGGATGTTAGTTATTTTTGTCTCTTATTTGTCTGCTATGCGTATCGTTTACAAAGGAGCTGTCTAATGTTTGCAATTTTTTCTACTGCTCTCACTGCGTTTTTATCGTATGCGATGCCCAAAATTGCTGTTTTTTTTGGTATAGCAATCTTATCAACTGCGGTTATCACCCCTATTTTCGAGGGTCTAAAAAATAAGGCACTGGCTCAAGTTTCTGCTAATGCTGGTTCTTTTTTGAATGCGTTCGAGCTGCTTGGTGGTTTCGATTGTATATCTATAATTTTCTCTGCATATATTGCCGCCTTTGCGCTTAAAGCTGCGGCTAAAGCGGCGGCTTAAATGATTTATTTGGTTACTGGAACACCCGGTGCTGGAAAAACTTCCAATACTTTATGGGATTTTTTAAAAGACCCTGACTTTTTAGATCGTCCTAAGTTCGCTACATTTATTCCTGATTTTGATTATGATTCTCAAAATGTCACGGAATTAGATAAATCAGAATTAGAAGACTGGCGCAATTTGCCTAAAGGTGCTTTAGTTCTTATTGACGAAGCCGATGGTTATTTACCTGCTGGCAATGGTAAAAATCCGCCTGATTGGATTAGAGAGTTTGCTCGTCATCGTCACTATGGCATTGATTTTATAATCATTACTCAAATGGCCTCAATGATTAACGACTTTTTACATGGTCTTATTGAAGCTCATATTCATTATCACCGCGTAAGGGGTAATGATTACTCTACGAAATATCGTTGGGAATTTTTGCAAAAAAACCCTTATACAAAAACAAATAAGGCTTTGGGTTTGCCGCAAAAGATAAAAACTAATCCTGAAGTTTTTAAGATGTATCGCTCTACTGTGATGAATACACGAAGAAAGGAGTTTCCGTGGCATGCAGTTATTAAGATGGTTTTCCTTTGTTCGGGTCTGTTGTTGGCTGCTATTTTTGTTTATTGGTTTATGGTTGCCCGTCATCAAGTTGACGAACCCGTCAAGTCTTCTGTTGTTGCTCCTGCTGTTGTTTCTCCTGCTGCTCCTTCTTCTGTTCCTTCTGCTTCTGACCCTTCGGCTGTTACTTCTAGTACAGAGTCATCCAGTGATCGACCTTTGACTTATAAAGATTTTATTCCAGATAATCCTCTCATGCCTTATACCGCTCCAGCTTATACAGAACTGGCAAAGCCGACAGATTTTCCTCGTATTGCTGCCTGTATGGATTCCGTGAAAACAGGCTGTAAGTGTTTTACTCAACAATACACGCCTGTCGATGTTCCTAAAGATTCTTGTCTAAGAATGGTTAAAGAAGGATGGTTTGATAACTTCGCTACTGGACGATCTCAACAAGACCAAGTGTTACAAGGTAAGCCAGACGAGGTTTATCAACGCAATGCTGAACACGCACAGCATCTACAAATTGCTCAAGACACTAAACATTAAAAGGTCGATTTAACATGGTTGCACGAAAAGAAACTAGCGGCACATGGACGGCTGATTTTTACCAAGATAAAAAGCGCATTCGTAAAAAAGGCTTTGCCACAAAGTCAGCTGCAATTCGTTATGAAAGCGATATGTTACAAGAGCCAACAAAGGCCAATCTAAAAGAAGATTCCTTAATGGATTTAGTGCATTTGTGGCAAAAATTACATGGTTCAACACTAAAGGATGCCAAGTATCGTTACGCACGTACACAGGCGATTGTTGAGCGGCTTGGCAGTCCTTTGGCCTCTGAGTTCAACTCATTAGCATGGGCGCATTATCGAACAGAACGCCTAAAATCAGTCACCCCTCAAACGATCAACCACGAACAGCGTTACTTATCGGCGGTATTTTCGGAACTCATACGCTTGGGG